ATTGTCCACAGTGGTGGGCGTGAGATTGACCACCGTTACGGCTGTCACTTCCAAAGCGAAGAGAACGCCGAACACTACGTCCACATGCGACCAAAGCCACATGAGAAAGTCGAGTAAGGTTTGCATGATGTTTCCTTAGAACACGTTTGACCGCGCAGCCTTGGATTGGACCTCAGCGCGATAGGCTGGGTCTTTTGCATAGCGCGGGTCTTTCATTGCAGTGGTCATCTCAGCGGTCGAACGGAACACGTCTTCCTGAGCGTCTGAGTTTCCACCATTCAGCAACTTAGGCTCACTGCCATTAGCTGCCGTATATTTTGCTTGAAGCCCTGTGATAGCCAAGCGGATGCTATCCATGTCACCGCTATCCATTGTTCGGTTGAAAGCTTGGATAGCTGCGGGGTCGAGATTAGCTGATGCCCACCCGACCATCAGGCCGTAGCCCTCATCACCACCGAACTCGGACTTCATGCTGGAAATGTTCGACTGTGCAATTGCCTCCTGACCAGCAATGAACTGATCAACAGCTTCCTTCGGGAAACCGGCCTTAGCAATTGCTGCATACGAAGCCTCAGAGAGCGCACCTGTCTGTGCGTACTCTACAGAGAGAGCGTTGAAGTCGAGGCCAGCGGATTCGGCAAGCTGCTGGGCTTCGGTAGTGGTTGCCGGAAGTTCAACTTCCGTGGCAGGAGGAGTAACCTGAGACTGCTTGCGTTCAAGCTCGCTGTAAGCCTTTGCCATATCTTCCCAAGAGCCGAATTTCTCAGGGAGACCGGCAGGGCGCTCACTCGGAACCGTTTTCGATTCCGTGGTCTGCTGGCCCTGCGTTTTATCAAAGGCGTCAATCATCGCCTGATCATGACCTTCGGGAGCGCTGACTGGTGTAGCGTTAGAGGTAGACTGGTCGCTCATAGGTTCAATAATCCACGATAACGAAACCGAGTTCGTCCGAATTAACCGGCTCGGCTTTGGTTTGAGGTTGCTTTTTCTTGGAGGTGCGAGGAGCCGCGACTGATGGAGCCTCAGTGGTTACGACTGTAACTTCACTGGTTTCCGCAACCGTGGCATCCGTGACAACCTCCTGAGTTCCCGCGCTTGCGGTCTCAGTGGTTTCCATTGGTTATTCCTGCTGGGCTTCTGGTTTAAGATTGTCTCTGACAGCTCCGGCTAGTTCAGGAATGAACTGCTGGCCCATTGCCTGCATCATCTTCTGCTGTCTGGATTGCTGGACTTCTTCCTCACTTCGGACGAGGCCGTTAGCTTCAATACCGATAGCTGTAGCGGTGCGTTTGATGTAATCGCCAACATTCAGATATTCAGCGATTGCTTCGGGACCGAGAGGGGCAAGCCTCTGTAAGAGACTGTCGAGTTTGATCTGGTCATGTCCACGACCAAGGGCTTCTAGGCCAGTCGTGATTGTTGGTTTCACAACCTTCTCAGGCAATGGCGGGAGCTTCCGGGCGCGTTCAAGAGAGAACATGACGCGGCTTACAAGGGGAAGCTGTAGTTCCTGAGAGAGAATTGAATAAACACCACCTAGGGCATCTTCCAGTTCCCCGGCCATATAGCGGATTTCCTCCGCCGTTACCCGCTCACCCGCCCGTTGAATTGCAGAGTTGAGAAGGAAGGCCATTGCTAGACGCTGGGTAATTTCACCCATTGTCTCTTTTGCAATTCGGAAGTCTGCATATTTATCGAGTTGCAGAACGGAAACGTCATCCGCACTACCTGATCGAACAGCTCCGTTGGGAGCCTCAGCAATCACCCGCTTGTTCGTCGTTCCATTCGGATTGACGAGAATGAGGATTTTTGCTGCTGCGGCTGAGCCTTCGACAATCGCCTTAGTCAGCGTTTCGAGAGACTTGAGGTCACCGTAGTATTCCTCGACGTAACCCCGGCCATAGTCCTCGCCATCCACTTTCGTGAATCGTAGAGGAATCCAAGCTGATTTATCCTTAGGATAAGAGCCTTCGGTTCCCGGAACCTTTTCGCCTAAAACCTCCTGATAAACTTGCCACATGCCCTTCACGAGCCTGACGTGGGTATAGAGGTCTAAGGTTTTGTCGGACGATAAGGCATTCTGGAAATGAGACTTAGCCCGTTCACCTAGCTTCTTAACGAAAGCCTCAGGCAGCGTATCGGGCGCAACCGTCTCTTTCGTTATGTGTTCCAGTACGTTACCCATTGGGTCGCGTTTGATAACGAACCTGTCTAGGCGGTAGGATTTCATCCCGCCATCAGGAGGGAGATAGAGAAGGCCATTACCGGAAACGATCAATAGCTTGAGAGCTTCGAAGACCGTGACGCGAATTGCGGCCCCTTCTATTTCGGTCATCACCGCACGTTCAACCTTGCCCAAGGCTTCTTCGATAACCGCCTTCATGCCTTCCTGCTGGGTGATTTCTTCAATTGTGAAATCGTCAATCAGGAGCCGGAAGATCGGAGTGTTCGGAGGGAACAGTGTGAGAAGAAGCTTTGAGGCCAGATTGTTGACGCCCCTTGCACCTACTCCTTGGAACGGAGTTGGCAGTGAGGCGTCACCATTATGGCCTTCGGCAGGGAGCAACGCGGGGATGGTAAGTTTGGCGGCTGCTCTTGCTCGTGTAAGGAACGGAAGGCGCAGCCGCTCAAGCTGCGAATATCGCGCAGCAGCGGTTTTAGCCATTCGAGGTTGTCCTTACGCCTGTGGAATATTCAAGCCGGTTGAGCCGCCTGTATTCCCAGCGTCGAGCTTAATACGGAGAGAGTTGCGTCCCTTGCGTCGAGAACGCTGGACTGCATTTTCATTGTCACCTTCATCGCGAACCACATCACCCTGAGAGGTCGATGCGGATTCAGCAGGAGGTGGAGGAGCTTGTGCGGGTGTCTGTGTTTTAGGCACCTTAGGTTTACACATCGGGTTTCCTTCGGATGCGGCTACCCTGCTGCTCTTTGAACTGGCATCGAAGAAATTGAATAATTCGCCCTTCCCCGCCCTTCATCCAAAGGTCTCGTTCATTCTGAGCTAGACTTGGATAAATTGGGGGAAATCGCTTTTCGAGTTCAGTAATCAAAGCCTCAGGGATTGGAGGGAATTGATCATTCATGGAAAACTAAATTTCCTATGGTGAGGGGTAATTAGAAGCGGGTAACAGCTTCGGAGACGGAAGCTTCAAGATCATCGATAGTCCCGTCATTGATTAGCGCCTTGTCAAAGGCATGATTTGAAAGGAGACCTTCCGAGGGGTGACCTGATACTGAGATTTCCACGCGTGGGTTGTAGATGCACCAAGCTTCTCCACCCATGGATTTAACAAGGTCGTACTCATTCGGGAAACGAAGGTCGTCAATGACCACTCGCTTGCCCTGCTCCACAATCTTGCGGGCTTTACGGGCTGCTATGGTCGTCCAAAGGTTCGGGTCGATATTGGCCCGTCCCCATTCAACGCCAAGCGTCTGCATGATTTTACGGGTGGTGAGGTTATCAAAGCCAAACTCAGTGAGGGGTTCTTCCTTCCGGTGCCCCTCAACAAAATCTTCGAGCTGGTCTTTCGGTACGCCGATCTGTTCAAGGAAGCAGCGTGTCATGGCCTTCAATGGGTCAGCGAACTTCACGTTCTGAAAACCCAGCCCCTTGGTGAGGAACTGGGTTGCCGTTGACTTTCCCATCTGTGCCGCTGGTGAGTAAAAGGCAATCAGACTGGGGTTTTTGGTGTCCATAGGATTGGTTTCTTATTCTTGAAATCGTAGTCGGATGCACGGAGGATGCGAGCGACACGGGCTTGCTGGAGGGCGTCTTGTTCTGAGAGACCGGCTGCATTGAAGTGTGAAACGACTACGGACCAGAAGTCACCCATTTCGACTTCCTGCCAGCGCGTCTCGGTCTGTCCCTTCCGAGGCCCGCTTTTAAGGGTATGCTCGTAAGGCTCCACGCCTAGAAGGTTTTTGAGCGCCTTCTCTGCTGCCATAGGACCACTGCCCGGACAGCCTGCATAACCGTCCGTAGTATCACCGATGAGCGTTTGATAGAGATGCCAGTAATCAGCCTCGGCTTCTGTGATTTCCATAATGCCGTCTTCGAGACGGTGACAGAAAAGGCCGGGAATGGTCTTCATGTCTTTATCAATTGACACGATAACCTTTTCACCCTTGATCACATTGGCTGTCGCAAGGATGCCCATGCAGTCGTCACCTTCGAGGCCAGGTCGAAAGTAAGCTTCATGCTCATCAATTAGCCACTGCTTAATTGCCTTTAAAACCAATGGCTTCTTAATGCTCTTTCGATTTCCTTTGTAAGAAGGGAGAACATCGAAGCGGAAATTACCTTCACTATCGGTAAGACAGAGTTTCATCGCGGTGCCCTTAAGCTCGTCCATATAACGGTCGAGTATTTCAAGCACGGATGCCTTCACTGCGTTTTCATCACAGTGCCAAGTCCAATAACCATCTCCCCAGTTCGTTGCCACTTCGTTAGACGCGGCAGCGTTGTAGGCCACCACGTCAGCATCAATAAGGAGAGTACGCTCCATCAGGCAAACCAGCCAAGATATGCGCCGATGATCGGGATGATTACACCGAGAACTCGGAGGATGAACAAGGCAGTGACTTCGCCTGCTGCACTATAAAATAGATCGATGATGTTCATCACCCAGCCGATCAAAAGAAGGACGACAAAGATTACCCATACGCTGACAGCAGCGATGCTTGCATTTTTCATGATTTTTCCAGTGAGTTAGCGCCGAAGGAGTGAAGGATACAGTGAGCGTAGAACTTCTGCTGTGACCGCCTCGGCAATTTCTTTGTAAATTATTTCGTCCAGTTGCTTTGCTTCACTCGCACTAACCGAAACACGCGCCTCACAAGCCTTGCCATTAAGCTTAAAGAATATGAGGTATGTATCTTTCCATTCGAGGGGAGAGCGAACTAGTTGGGCTGTAACGAATTGTGCCTGAATGCCTTCGATCTGTTGGCATACAGTCTCTTTGAACTTCTCAAGAGCTTTCGCTTCAATTTCACCATATAGCCTCGCTGCGTCAGCGGCATCGTTCGGCTGCTGGTAAACCTCGGTTGAATTGTAAGTGTTACCACCGCGATAATACCGATTGAGCATCAACTCTCACCGCGTAAGAGATGAAGATGCTGGATACCGGCAGCAGTCACCCGCCACTCTCGACCGTAGAGGCCGGTAGCAATGCGTGTAGTAATAAAGCCATCCGAAGCAGCCATAGCTACGGAGTCCGCATGTTCCCTTGCAAAGTCGCTTTTGGTCTTGAATGGGGAATGCCAAGCGCGGCTGAGAACGTCAGTGAGTTTCTTTCCAGTTGTTGCCAATCTTGTATTCTCCATCAATCGGGCAGCGGAAGTTGAAGTGTTCGGTGCAAGCCCGCATGGAATTGACGAGGACTTCGCCAACTTCATCTGAAATCGCCTCTCGGCAATCGACCTGCATTTCGTCGTGGACGTGCGCCACGAAAGCAAAATCACGTCCGAATACATATCCACGTCTGCATAGTTCTTGATAAGCAAAGACAGTCGCCTGCTTTGCGATGAGCGCTCCAGCGGATTGCAGGAGAGTATTGAGGGCAGCATGAGCCGACCGTATGTGGAGCCTTCGACCATCTAAGCCGATCAAATAACCACGTTCAGCCGCCTTAGCGACCGCTTCACGAAGCTTCTTGATAGCAGGGGTTTTGTCTAGGAAGGTCTTCTTGAGCTTCTTACCTACCCGTTTGAGGTCGTCCTCATCAGGGTTTGGTTTGTAGCCAAGCTCAGTACCTTTTGCCGGGAAGTATTTTTTGAATACCGAACAACCTAGACCGTCTCGGACTTCACGCATTGCAATGTCGAGAACGATGCTTCCGGCTTTCGCATCACCGGCTCCATAAAGGAAACCGTAGATGAATGTCTTCGCACCGTTTCGGAATAGCTTATGGATTGGGTATCGGTCTTCATCTCGCTCTGTGCCGTGAGAAACAAAACCAAGAGCAACCACGTTCGCCCAGTGAATATCGCCCTCAAGCAGGACGCGGCCATATTCCCCATCATCATAGCGAGCCATGAAGTGAGCAAGACAGCGTAATTCCAAGCCTGAAAGATCAGCACCTACGAGCTTCCTTCCTTTTGCTACGCCAAACAGTGCGCGGCAATCTTCACCATAGGGGGAGCCAACGGAGGGCACTTGCGCCACGTTAGGCCGTGAGTGTGTGCATCTCCCGGTAACAGCACCGTTCGTATTGACTCCTCCATGGATGCGACCTCGTCTAACAAGACGTAGCCATGCTTGGTCCCCCTCAGCGAGTTGGCCGATACGCTTTTCGATGAGGAAGTGCTGAGCGAGAACCTTGGCTTCGGGCCACGGGAGTTTCGATAGAATTGTTTCGTCAACTTTGGGCTGTCCATTTGGCGTAAACTCTTCTGGCTTCCAGCCAAAATCGATGAGGCGTTTCGCAATCATCTGACGTGAGCTGGGATTGAACTCGACCACCTTTTCCTTGTAGGTCGGGACGCCCTTCACGTACCCCTTGGCCTTATTGTTGACCTTGGGAATGAATGGGATGCGTTCTGTTACGGGTGGGAAGCTGGTCTTAAGCTTCTCAGCTATCTCCTGCCGCTTCGCGATGAGGACGGCATAGAGACGAGCTGCTGCTTCTTCATTGAAGCCGAAGCCATAGCGTTCCTGCTGAGCAATAATATCCGCGAACTGATGTTCGAGCTTGATTGCCTGAGGAGAATAGTTCTTGTCACAGATGCGTTCGAACAGTTTGCGAGTAACTACAATGTCCTGTTCGCAATAGGTCTGCATCTCCGGGTTCCAGTTGGCCCAAGGGTCCAGCCCTTGTTCCTGCATCGACTTCGAATAGTCACCCTTCCACTCACCGAGGCGTAAGCCCCAAGCTTCAAGACCGTGTGAGCCGATAAGCTTTCCGGGAAACTTTCCCTTACGTGACTGCTTAGTGTCGAAGTCGCCAATAGCCGGGAAGATCAAGCGAGAAAGCACAAGAGTATCAATGATTTCACCCTGAGGCTTAAACCATTTGAATAGCTTTTGGATTGCCGGAATATCGAACTTGATGATGTTGTGACCGATGAGTTCTTCCGCTTCCATAAGTTTGCGGACGGCCTCTTCGATAGAAATAGTGATCACGATACCCGCCTCTTCTGCGGGATTCTTCCAGTTGTCGGCGTGATCATGGGCTGAGTAAATCAGTGCTGTATCCAAGTCCTCAAAGCAAAGGCTATGGATGCACGAGGTTTGTTCCAGCAGCCCATTAGTCTCAATGTCAAAACAAAGACGAGACATGGTGCTGTCCTCTCTCAGGAGTGACGCCTCACAGGAATGCACCTGTGAAGCTATATGCATTAGTGGATGATTACAGGCGGAAAGCGTTCATCAGTTCCGCATGAGTTGCAGGGCGAGCGCTGGAGCCATATTGAAAGGCAAGGAGTTGGTCCTTGAGCTTCTTTTTCTCAGCACGTAGAACCACAATTTCAGAGCGCATAAAGAACGTCGCAGTCTGAACTTCTTCCAAAGAGAAGCGTTTGTCAGTTCGGACCTCAGCCTTTGCAGCCTTCAACGACTTCCTGAGTTCCCTCGTCTTCGCACGGGTCTTGCGCCCCTGCTGTTTCAGAAACTCGACATTGTATTTTTCAAGATTGACCTCGGCTTCCAGATTGGAAACTAGCTCACGGAGCTTCCGAATAGTCGCAGCCTGAGAAGCAGTTCCTTCGACCAACATCTTGTTTTCGCGTTCGAGCTTTGCATGTTCAGATGCAACCTCAGTAAGAGCGTTCATCGCTGGCAGAAGCTTTTCATATGCGTTCATGAGTTTGTTTCCATATGTGGATAGATTAAATCAAAACGGAATTTCATCGTCCCCGGACGTGGTTTCGTCCTTGAACGGTATATTTTCTTCATCTTCGGGAGGTGTGGTTTCGAAGAGCTTTCCACTGTCTCGGTCATAACCAAGATGGATGACCTCGCCTGTAGCGCGGCCTGTGTATCGGTCCTTGAGAACGCGGAAGGTAGTGATTGAACGCCACCGTTCATCCTCATGCTGCTGGTCCCGTTCGAGGCCGAACATGAAGAATGACCAAAAGCCGATAGACCGGGAGCCTTTGAAGTGCCTGATCATAACGCGGCCACCCTCTTCGTGAGGTTTGCCTTCCGGGGTCGCAAGGTGTGAGATGAAGTGAATGATGATGTTCAGCTCTTGGGCCAACATCGCCATGTCCTTCATGACAACTTCCAAGCTTTCCTTTTCCTTCTCAGGGTCAGCAAGAGCGGTCAGGTGGTCAAGATAGAAGATGCGTACGCCTTCACTGTGCGCCATGAAGCGGATAGCTCCAGCGATAACGTCCCAGTCTGCGGAGCCGAAGCTGTCATAGAATGAGAGACGGTCATCCTGATCAAGCTTTTCAATGACTTCGGACAACTCGTCCTTGGTCCAGCTCCCATCAGGAATGTGGAAGGT